CACGAATGACCTCTGTGCTAGTGATGGATTGTGCAGTTGCAACAGCACTCATATGACCAGCCAGCATAAAGCCAGTTGCGTTAGACGTAGCAGGCATATTGTTTGACTTGTACATGGAGAATCCACGCAACTTGCCAGAACTTACCAGACCGTTACGAATAGAGCCTTGGCCTGCGTTGAAGTCTACTGACAAAAGCTTAGAACCGCTCTGAGAGAGTTGCTCATAGAAGTCAGGAGAAGCTACAACCCAACGACCCTCTTCGGGTACGTTTTGGTCATCCAGCAAACGAGCCATACGAGCAAGAACGTCCAGAGGATCAGTCTCGCCAGAAATGCCTACGTCAATAGCACCAGCGCCATCGTATACACCAGCACCCAAATCGGTAGCTGAATCAGCACCAAGCGTGTGGTCAGGTGAAGATGAAGAAAGACCAGCTTGCATAATAGCAAACACGCCTTCGTCAAAAGCATCACGCAACGCATAAGCTGCTGAAGAAGATGCTACTTCCTTGAAGTTTACGTGCGACATTTTGGTTTCAATGTCATCGACAATGAACTTAAATGCGTTTGCACGATCAACAACAAGAGTAAGCTCTTGGTCGGTCAGCTTAGTTGAGGTTACGTCTGCACCACGCTCGTACTGATAGACGGTGATTACCGGCTCTTTGATGATATTTACGCTATCACCAAATGCCGCAATCTCGCCAGCATAGTCAGTGTTAGTTACAGCTTCACAGACTGATGCCTTACGGAAGAAGTTAAGTACCTTCTTACTGTAGACAGCAGGCAGGAAGAATGAGTTAGCTTGACCAGAAACTGAGTTTGCAAAGTTTGCATTGGTATCAGTTGCTGGCTCAAAATATTGATCACTTACGTTATAAGCCATTTTAATTTACTCCTAAAAGACAAGTTATTATCTTGCTACTCGTCCCTCGCGGATGGCTAGATCAATTTCTTCTTCGTAACGATCATAGTCATCCAAGGACAAAGCGGCAATTTCCCGTTGCGTCCATATTTTGGCTGACTTTGGTTCAACGCCGGTAGTCTTTGTCGATACCATATCAGCCGCATTGGACTTTGAAGGTTGTGACCTGCGCGTTGGAGCATTAATCGCAATATTGTTTTCCATTTTATAAAGATCGATAGCACGACTAGCTAACAAAACATTGTCTGGGTTTTTATAAATCCAGCGTTGAATTTCTTCTGGCTGAACTTTTGCCCATTCGTGAAATCTGTCATCACCCCTAATGTCTTCAAAATCAGGGTGTCGCTCTCGTAGTTTAACTTCAGCATCACGCTTAGCCATTTCTGCTTCGCGTCTTTCAATAACTGAAAGTTTTTGTTGAAGGGCATTCATTTGCTCTTCACTACGCATATGAGCAACTGTTTCAACAGTGTCATATAGATCAGGATAATCGTGTTTAAAGCGTTCAAGATCTTCGATGCTTTTTGGTGGTCGATACTGCGGTTGTGCAGATCGTGCCATAGCTTCTAGTTCTTCTTCACGCTGTTTAAACTCTGAAATTTTCTGATCGTAATGTTTTTTTAGATCGTCATATCTCTTTTTATAATTGGTGCGAGCCGCTTTAGGGTTTTGAGGGGTTCCTTTTTCTTCGGAAGTAGCCTCTTGTTGCTCTTCAAAAAACAATGAATCTGCACTTTGCATGGGTGGCCCATCTGGTGTGTGCCATTCTTTTTTTGCATTATACGGATTCGCTTGCGGTTCTTGTTCTTCGCTCATGTCACTTCTCCTTTCTGGGGCTTGTTGTCTTTCAAGGTGGCTGTATTAATGCGCTATTTAATACAGGGTCTTGATACTACAAGGTGGCCTCAAGGTTATAAAATGATAAGGGGCTAGATTTTCTAGGTAGCCTTATCGGTTCATAAGACTAGGCATTCGGCTTGCGTAAAGCATTTGATCCTCTACTTTTTCCTCTTGATCTTCGTCTTGTTGATTATTATAACGATCATCAACAGGCATACCGCCTTCTGCCATAGCCATAAGACCGCCATCGTAAGCACGTTCAGCCTCGTCCATCATTTCTTGGAGGTTGTCTGCACCTATTTGGTCAGTCGCTTTTCTGGTGATTACAAACTCACCGTCCGATAGCCTTGCGGGTATCGAATCTGATATGCCAGTACCGGGGCCTTCAACTTCACCGGAACCAGCAAATTCTGTTGCATTAAGAATAATTTTATCTAAGATCCCCTCTAGTTTTGGATCTTCGTCTAGAACCTTAAATAAATATTCTTGCTCTTCGGGTTCTAATACTTCTTCGGCTACATAGTCTACATACTCTTCTTCCATCTCTTCATCTGGAAGCATATCTTCGGCCTGTTGCATTTCTTCTTCTGGGCTGATATTGTTGTATGTATCTTCTGGAATTTCTTCTTCCATCATTTCCATTTCTGGAGGAACCATCATAGAACCGCCATCGGCAAAAGCTCCACGACCTTCTAATACATCTGCATAGGTTACTTCACCATCTTCATTTAGATCTGGAAATTCTTCAGCCATCGTCACGTTCCTTTCGTCTTTGGTTTACTTGTTCTTGTAGTGTTAGCAAATTAGCCAGAGAACTCGCTTTCCCCTGCTTGCGGAACATTTCCTGTTCCGATTGTGCCACCGCCAGTGCCTGTAACTCCTGCATCCGTAGGTTGCTCAGGTGTTCCTTCAACGGCCCCCATAGCTCCGGGTTGTTCACCACCGGGGCCAGCTTGTTCGCCAAGTCCTTGTCCAGCATTATTTTGCATTCCTATAATCTGTGCGGCTAATGCCGCTTCTTCGGGATCATTTAGTATTTCATCAGGATCAAGATCCAAACTATATGCTAGTTCGCTAATAAGCTTTGACATTTTAACAAACGGAGCAACGGCAGGATTCTGAGCAGTCTGAAGAAACATTGTCAATCGTTGACTTCGTACTTCCTTTTGCATAAGGCTGTTTGTGCCTAGTGCTTTTACTTCTAAATCACCTTCAGTTTTTAGCTTGCCCTCAAAGAATTGCATATTCCATTGGAAGTATGCCTTGCCCAAAGGCTTTAGCAAAAAGTCATCTAAGTTCTTTACAACTGTTTTAATATTAAGCGATGCGGCTCCTAACAACATAGACATACCAGATGCAGTACGAGTCATGCTCTGTACGCCTGTTTGACCATGAGAATAGCTAGGAATACCTGTTTGCTCGTCTGCAAGCTGTCGGAATTTATCGAACATCATCATGTTTTCTTGAGATGTGTTCGGAAACTTAAGCCCGTGTATTGCTTGTCCGGGCATACCAGACTGACGCCTAAAGACTTTGCCGGGATAAACTTCCATGCTTTGACCACCCACAAGCATAGTCTCGTCTACGTCAAAAACCAATGAACCACTAAGAGCCAAATTATCAATAGCCATTCGTGCATGACCATTCATAATTTGTTGGCTGTCGTTCATATTTTCTGCTACGCCTACGCCAAAAAAGCTGTATGGGTTTCTTTCGTAGGGGAAAGCGTTGTAGGGAATACGGTATGGCGTAAAGGGATTAACAACAGCCCTGAGTACAAGGCCATTACAAATCCAAGCATTAATTTGTATTTCATCAAGTGTGTCTACTTCCTCTGGTATATCCATGCCAATCTCTTTGGCATATTCAACGTCCATTAAGCCCCAGTATTCTAAGACTTCAAAACGACTAGAACCCATATCAGACATACGCTGATCATCTTTTAGCTCATACTCATAGTCTTTTTCAACGTAGTTGGGGCCAAGCATCATGCAATCGCGGAGCGCATCTTCATTGAAATAAGGCATCTTACGCAATGCCCTAAGCTGAGACTTATTTAATTTGTGTCTGTGAACAACAAATTCACACTCATCAATGGAAGTAGCATTAGGATCAGGGAAAAAGTCCCACACGCTAACAAACTCAATACGAGGAACTCTGACAAAAATTGGATCATAAGAGCGTTCTCCGTCTTTATCTCCCCAACGATGCAAAGTTTTATTAAAGTTAAAGGGGCCTTTTACAATGCCTGTACCAAACAGAGTAGCCTCAAACATTGCGTTTCGTAGCTCTGTTGATCCATTAGACTCATCAATTTGATCGTGGATTAATTTTTCCATGTTTCTTGCCGCTTCTTGGGCAGGAGAGATTTCAAGGGCGTTGGGAATTGGTGATGGGCCTGCTTCAAATGTTAGGTTTTCAGCAGATCCTAGATCTTCAAAAATTCCTTCGCCAGAGGACATTCTTGCCCCCGGCTTTAGTACACGACCATCTCCTTTATATCCTACGCCACCTTCTGGCCCAGTTGCTTCTTCTTGTGGAGGTGTAGGACTTTTAGCAGTTTCAATTCCAGCAGTCGGCTGAGAACTAAGGTGCATATACTCAGATACACCTTCAGGAATTACCGTAGGCGATACACCAATCGGAAACTTACCTGTTCCAAAAATAACGTCTACAAGCTGACCAAAGGCCGCAAGCACCTTAGTTTTTGTAACCTTAATAAATACGCGAGACTTTTCAGATTCTCTAAATCTTACGTTTTTAGGATAAATACCACGGAAGTTATGATAGGCAGTAATCCAACGATTTTCATCAGCATCTCTTGCAAGCTCTGCTTCAATATAACGGGCTTCAATAAGACCTGCTAGATTAGATTTAATCTGTGCATCAGCATTAAGCTCTAAGCCATCTTCATCTTCTACTTTTTCAAAATAAAGATTGTTGGCATTTTCTACAAGAGTGTTTTCAAATTCTGACATGATTATCCTATTGTTGTTAGGCTAACGAGAGCATATATCATTGTCCACCCAACCGTAATTCCTAAAAAATAAATGCCGTATGTATTTAACGGTCGCCAAACTTTTTTGTTCATTAATATCCAAATGTTCCGTCTGCTGGTTGAAATACAGTTTCTCTATGAAACTGACGAATTTGACTATAGGTATCATTAATTCTTGGCCTAGCCATGATCAAATACCTTAAAGCATCATACGCATGATCAGGCGCATGAGTATCAACATCTTCAGGGTTACTTTTATCCAGAGGAATACTTTGAAGTTCGCGTATCAGGTTAGGACAAGTATTAAATATTTGTATTTTGGGCCTTCCGCTTTGCTGAGTCTTCAAGTATTCATGGATTTGAATTTTTCCTGCAACCCTGTTTTTATCTGCTCTTCGGAGTTTATGACCAGCCTTAACTAGTGTTTCTCCGACTGTTGGGCCTGTTTGCCCTGTTCTGTTCCAACACGCTGTATCTAATACGCCCGGAACGCTCATTGGATCATTTAGCTCCATTTCAGATATTATATGAGCTAGGTCAGTGCCTAGTAGACCTTTACGATACAATTCTCTATAAATTATTAGTGTGCCATCGTCTTTGTCTACGGCTCCCCAGACACAAGCTGATTCTGAAGCATATCCATAGTCAATGCCCTTAATTCTTTCCCAGTGCATTGGAATTTCAAAAGGCTCAATAACATGGAGGTTCCGATCAAACTCTGTAAAGGCCGCACCTTCTGCAACATTCCAATCACCTTCTAGTAGCTGTCTGCGTTGCGTAGGTGGCAACGCCTTCAGCATTTGTTCATAGCGTCCATCGTTTGCTAAGTATGGATTATCATCTAACCTAGCAGGAATAAACTTACGGCTTAGGCCGTCTGAGCCTTTGAAAGACTCGTTGGGTGGTGATGGATCAATATATCTTTTCTTTACCCAATGCGCTCCAACACCACCGGGGTTAGCGGTACACCGCATATAAGGTATAATTTCTGGATCTGTTGTACGCAGTCGTGAA